TGTTCGAGTTTTATTGTGTAGGTTCCTCTATTTAGAACAAATGGAGTCATTTCAATTGAAAAGTAAGAATGAAAATAAGGCTGGGTTAATGAGCTTGCTGTTTTAACGTCAGAACATGAAAATGAAAAGCTCCTGACTAGCCCATCGGTTCCATAAATATTAAAATAAAAAGTTCCTACTGGATTGTTGTGGAAATATAGCCAAGGCCTAATCGTGGCAACTGTTATTTGCTTATGATTTATTATTTCTTGCTCTAATAATGTATGTAATTCTTCTACGATTAATGTACTCACATACCCTCATTAAATTTAAGCCCTATTGTCCAAAAATTCCCTGCATTAAGAATCATGCTAGGGTCATCGGCTAGATAGTAATAACCACTGATCCTGTTCTGGTCATTTAGAAATGTCAGCGCATCAAAATTTAGCCATACTGGTCTAGTAAATGATGCATAATCAAGAATTTCTAGCATTGTATCCATTTCGTTTTTATTTAGACTTGGGATTTCTCCCGAAATTTCTTTTTGTGTACTGATCTCATCGAAGAATTTCTGGCCATAACGATTCTGCGACATTGATGCTCTGTTATTTTGTCTGTACGTGACAGGGTAGCTGAAGCAAATGTCTGCAAAATATGAGCTTTTCCCGATGAAAACTTTTGAAACCTCAATAGGATTTACAATATTTGTTAAAACAAGCCTCGCAAATCTGTAACTCTGGTCAACAGGCCAGTTAAAATTGACCCATCCATTCAAAGAATCGATTGTTAGCACCTGAGAAACAGGTGGTGAACCCCAAGAATTGACGTTATTAAGTTCAATCGTTGCTGTAACAAATCCAAGGTCTGAAATATTACTATCAACTATTGAGATAGTGTCAATTTGTCTAACGCTTCCAAAGTCAAAAACGATATTACATGAAGTTGTTAATGATTTGAAAACCTTTGTCCTCCTGTCGTCTTTAATATTTGACGATGGGAATTGAGCATTATTTTCCGATGCTGTTATTGTTGATTGCTGAACTAAATTGTCTGCGCAAAATCTTAAACTCATACTGCAAACCCCGTTAATCTTTGATCTCTTACGAGCCTTGCTATTTCTCGACCATCGGCTTGAACAACGATAGTCATATTTTGAATTTTGTTTCCTAGGGATTCAATGGCTGACATTATTCCTCCATTTCCTCCACCATTTGCAATATCGAAAAGCGTTTTTTGTTGTGACCTATTAAGAATCATTTCACCGGAATTTACGTTTGCTGCAACTTTGTCTCCTGAGAAAGATGAACCTCCCACAATACCACCTTCTGCAAATTTTACCCCTGCTATTCGTGCTGCTTGTGCTGCCATAGCTGTTGCTGCAATTGCTCCGAGTGCGAAACCAAGAACCGGCCCACCCGTAGCAGAACCGAATCTAAATGATGACGCTACCGCTTCGGGAGTTTGAATTGCGAGCTGTGTTAATGCAGCAGCCTTTCCAATCATTGCAAGTTCTTTATTGCTAGACGATGCCAAAGATGTTGCAGCACTAAAAAATGCATTTTGGTCTGAAATTTCTTTTTTCTGAATATCTGCTTTGCCTTTTTGATTAATATTTAAATCTCTTAATTCTTTTTCTTGTGCGGCTTTTTTGTTTGCAAGCTTTGTTTCTTCGGCAGTTTTTAATAACGCATTACTATTTAAAGCAGCCTGATAAACGAGTTCCGATTTTGTTAATTCAAAAGAAGTTATCTGGGCAATTTGCTCCTCGTTGCGAGATAAAAATCTTTCCTGTCGCATTAAATCGTCATTAAATTCTAGCTCATTTTTGGCCAGTATTAATTGATTATCAAGATCGAGTGAAGCAGCATTAAATTCTTTTTGCTTTTGAAGAAGTTCTGGGTCTATTGGAGGCTTATCTGGAGCCAAATTATTTTTTAATAATGGACCCTTGTTTTTAACGTCTTCATAAAAAACATCAAACTCTCCACGAGCCGCTGCAATTTGATCGGACATTTTACTTAATGCCGTGTCTCCACTAAAAGCATCAGACATTCCTTGAATATTTTTATCAAATGCGCCTGACAATCTCTGCATTTCAGCGGTCGCAACATCAGCAGCACCTTTAAATTTTTCTCCGATAACTGGAACTAATGAAATTACCTCCAAAATCCCTGCGATAGGAGTAACTATTCCTAGTGCCATGATTCTAATCGATGCCATTACAGTGTCTGCAACAACTGAAAAAATCCTTCCAACCGCATCCATTGTTAATATAACGGCAGCAGAACCATCTAGCATTAATCTAAAAAAGTCCGCAACTGCGTCAGAATTATTTTTACCAAACATTTTAGAGATTGACTCAGCCAGTTTAGTGATTGCGGATTTTATTGTGGTAAATGCTGCTATTACGGCAGGGTTTTGAACAATAATCTTACCAACATTTTCCTGAAGTGATCCGTAAAGATTTGACAATTGAGCCAATGCCCCTGCAAATGTTTTCGCCTGTGCTTGCGCTGCGCCTCCGAATCTTTTTTCAAGTGTATCCAAAACGTTTGCGAAAGTTTCAGCATCCGTTGAACCTTTTTTAAACTCAAGACCAAGCTTATCTAAAGCAGCAGTGTTTCCTTCTGCCGCCTTTGCTAGCATTCTTGAAGCTGTTCCAATGTCAATTTTTAGAACCGTTGCAAGGTCAGCCGCAGCAGTTGTTGCTCTTTGTAATCCTTCGGTGTCTAGCCTTGCAAGCGATTGAAGCAATGCCATTGAAGCTATTACTGCATCGTCTTCAAATGCTGTTGTCTCTTGCAATTGAGCAGCGAAATCCTCCATTGACTTAACATTTTCATCGGTTAGTAATCCTGTGGAAGCTAGTGCAAACTTCAAACTATCTAATGATGATTCTGATTCGGCTGCTGCATTTACGGATTCTTTTATAAACCCTGTCATTCCAGAAAAAGCTTCGCCTGCTAATGAAATAGCTTTAGAAATTGCTAATGATGCAATGTTTCCTGCGAAAGTAGCGAGTGCAATATCTGATTTTTTGATTGCTTTTGCTGCATCGTTTCCAAAATCATCAATCTTTTTTGTGAGTGCTATTAGTGCTCTTAACGCTTTTTGTTCATCGATCGAGAGCTCAACTTGGACTGATCCTTCTGCCATTTTTGTTTCCTTGATTGATCTGCAAGTCGCTCGTTGTCCAGATATTCAAGAACTCTGAAAGCCTCAATTATCTTTGAAGGCTGCTCGAATAACCCACCACTAAAGGGTAATGCCCCATTCTGAAAATGTCGAAATAAATCTATAATATGAGAATAAGCAGGGTTGTAGAAATTGCTTGGGCATTTGAAATACTTGATAGAATTGTTATAATTCACAATCTCTTTAGTTCTTTCCGTAAAACAAGCTTTTCTACCATCCCTCACATTTTCGGAATACATTTTTTTGCAATTAGAGCAGTTGAAATTTTGGTCTGCCCTGTACCAGTATGTCGAAACAAGATAAACATACTCCTCGTTGCTGACTTCTGAAATTTCTGAAATAGCATTAAGGATATGATCTAACGCAGACCTTATTACTTTGGGTTTACTTCGATTGAAACTCCTGTAATGGCTCCTATATTCTTATTAGAGCCTAGTACAACGGGAAGCAATAAAGAAGCCTCAGACAGGCAGCTCATAATATCGTCAGCGCAAGAATCAGATAAGTATCCATCGGCAAAATCAAGCGCATAGCCTGTTCCATCGTAATTCTGAACACCTGAAATTTCTAGTAAACAGAACTTTATGCAAAGCAATGCCTGTGCATTATGATCTTGAATTTCGTTCCCTTTAACTATTTTAACTTTTGATGCAATTTCAATTTTTTGTGAAACTGTCATGGGTCTAATCGTTACGGAAATTGGTTCTTCTGTCTGTGTTGTTATCCTGATTTTATCGGTACTCTTTAAAATTTTCAACCTACACTCCCATGTTGTTTTGTATAAATTCGTCACCCATCATTTGAACTATTTTGCAAATAAATGCCATGTCCTCAACAGAAATATCGTTTCCCATAACGTAAGATGCTTCACTTGCTCCCTCGATAGGATTCAGTGAAACTATTAAAAACTTTTCACCAAAGAAATGCCTTAGGTGGTGGTATGGATCGATCTTTAAAGTTTTTACATTATCCATTTATAAAACATAACACGTCAAAATAAAAAAGCCCCTCTTTTTTAAGGAGGAGCTTCTATTTAAGAATCACTGTGGGAGCAGTAACGCTTAATTAATTAAATAAATCCAAGGAATACTGTGTCCTCACCGGCATCTTTGAAGCCTTTGAAGGCAATATTGTTAGTCATAATCCCGTCTTGATCTCCATTAGGCATAGCTGTAATTTTTGCTTGTGGGAACCAAAAAGAAATAACTTGCTCAATTTCTCCTGCAACGCTTGTAGGGTTTGACGCATAACCGAATACAGAAATGCTATCATTGTTGTTAAACGCAGAAAATCTGTCAACGTTATCATCATCCATATACGGAGCAACTTCGCCTGTCGCAACAAATTGAGTAAATCTTGAACCGATCTTCCCAGACTCAGAACATGCTGAAAGAATTTCTGCTTTCGTATTCTCAAGATTCAATGAAAGTGAATTATATTTTACCTTTATTCCGTTAATCCAAACACAAGCCCCTAGTAGAACTGGAGGTAATGCTTCGCCAGAAAATGACGCTGCCAAAAGTGGTGGAATTGTTTCATCAATTTGATCTAGGTCAAGAGCTTCGATTGCAAAATTAAAACTAGAAACCGAGCCGCCTTCCCATGATTCAAGTGAAGCAGAGATGGCCCTAGAACCTGTAACTGTTTCCTTGATTGCTCCACCGATGTAGTGAGTTGCAGAAAAAGTTGGTGCAGCATCTTTGTGGTGATAAATTGCAGACTTTCCAATCACAACGTTGTCAGAAGGGGCAGCACTTAAAGGAATTGCTAAAGTAATTTCAGCGAATCCAATTGTTGAATCGACAAGTGAAATAGGTCTGGCTTCATATCGACCAGATTCTTTTATTAAAATAATATCATTCTTTTTATATTTAGAAATATCTGCATCTTCAATTTGGAGTATTGACGCTGTGTTTCCAGTCTTTGTTGTTGAAGTGGTTGCGATCTGTCTATTTCCACCTAGGAGTGATTTGAATAAAACATTCTCCCTAGGCTTTGCACCTTCAGCCGCACCGGCTTTAAACTCAACTGGGATTGAACCAGACACTTGTTTTAATCCGAGACGTGAAGCCTCTATTTCGATTGTGGCAGAAGTTAAATTTCTTTCTATTTCGTCACGAGTAAATTCAAAACCTACTCCATCCTCAAGAACTTCAACAGCGTCAGCAGCAACAGGAGCAACATAAACTCCCTCGGTAACTTCTTCTGTTAAATAAACCGATGATTTACCTTTTACTACAAATCCCATATTTTACTCCGTTCTGTATCTGACTGTGAATATTGATTCAATCTTTACTGTTTTATTATCTTTGTTTACTTCAGGCTCGTTTATATTAAACCCAGAAACCACCTGAACCCTAGCAATATTAAAGTTATCCCTCATTAATGCTTTGTAGATTGTTTCATGCGCTAAGTAAATTGCATAGATTTTTTCGTCTGCGTCACTATCTGTATCTTTTTTATTACGAAATGAATCCCCAAGCTCTATAACAAAATCCTGATCAATTGTAATAGTGTTACAAGTACCAGTAACGAAAGAAGCTGATCTTGGTCGTATTGCATAATATAACTTACTCTTTGACTCGGAATTATTTAACGGCTCCCAAATGTACTGAGAATTGCTAAAATTTGGTAGCAATGTTCCAATATAAGATTCGATTGCGTTTTTAATTTGTTCGACAAGACTCATTTTAAAGCCTCATTATTTTAACAAACTGCACCGATTGATTTTCAGATTCGTCAACCTTACCATCATTGTTAGCATCGATTGACAAAAAGTCCATGCTTATTGCTTCGCCATATAGCCGGTCAAAATCTTTTGCTTTCTGATACCATTTGTCATCAACAGCATCAGACTCATTAAAAAATATCATGGCCAGAGCTTTGTACCTTGAAGCCTGTCTCATTTCTTCGTAATTGTGAAGATCGAACTGGTCCAGCATTTTATAAACACCATACCTAGAAACAGTTTTACCTTTGTTTCTGAGATAGTTAATAATAAAATCCCTTGCGCTTTGATGGTAAGAAATAAAAGAAGTTTGCCCATCGTGGAGGTATTCCATAACGTCAGGGTATGCACTTTTCAAATCAGTGTCGTCAGAAAAAACCAAATTTATTCCCTTTAATTCTAAAGTCGGAATATCATTGGTTAAAACTTTGAGTCTGTACCAGTATAAGGCTTTGCTGTGCAGGGTCGTTTCTGTTTGTGTGTCTAGATTTCGCTCCCATGAAATGAATCCCGATCTTGTTAATCCATTCGTTTTATCGATTGTTTCAACGATAGACCATGATGAACCGTTCCAGAACTCAAGTTCTATTTTATTTGCAATGACCTGAGTAGTAAGTTCAATAAATAAACTGTTAATTGGTTTAAAGTATCCAACATCAATTGACTCTGTTGTTAAAAGCTCAATTGTTTCATCGTCTAGAATATAATTCTCAAGTGAAAGACTAAGATCGCTAGAGCCTTTAAATATTTTAAGCATAATTCCTCATTAATTTAGAGCTTCTGCAATCATATAAACCATTTAAGTAGAAGACAGGGATTTTACACCCTGTCCTTGTTAATAATTAAATTGGACCATCTGCAATTAAACTAAAATCAAATCCTGAAACATCGGCAATTTCACTTCTACTGATAACTAAAAGAGTCCTGCCAGGTTTAGAAATGATAATTTTATGAAGCTGAAAACCATCGCCAATTTTCATATTGGTTTTGAGTTTAGTTTTTTTAGAAGACTCAAAATTAGACTCAAATGAAGATACCAATCTTCTCGAAGATGAGTTATGTTTAAAAATATAGCTTACCAATTTCCAGTTTGCTTCGTTTGAAAACACAGCATCAGAAGATACTTTAGAAATCGACTTTAAAACATCTTTACCCATTTCAGAGTTGATAAACGAATTTGCAGCGGCTTGTGCAACCGCAATCAATAATCTAGTGATCGTAATGTTTGTTCCTGAGTTTGCTTGATAGTTTGCTTTTCCATTTGCAATCAACAGCGCATTAACCTGTGAAGCATCTCCTGTTAACTCGGTCCAGTAAGATGCCCAAGAAGCACCTGATACGGGAGTTTTATCCGCAGCGTAAAGATGTGCTTGAGTACACTTAAAATAACGACTTGAGTTGGTTACGACTTCGTCCACTGGTATTGTTTTACCAGACAAGTTTGTAAAAGTTGGAAGAATTAAATATCCGTAAGTTGTAAAACCACCAGAACCTTTAATTGAGTTATTACTAACAGTGGCATTTCCTCCTCTCATTCTGAGAGCAAGACTGGTCAAATTAAAATAAGCACCAGAGGGATTTATAGCTCTACCCTTGAAACTGTTCCCAGTTACAACGGAGCCATAAGCATCAATTGTTGCGACTTGATTTCCAGAATAAACACCTGCCGTAGTAAGACCACCGCAGACCATGTCCAATGTATTGTTTGTGAAATTGATAGGCAAATTTGCGTTTTGAAAAACAACACCTTGACGAACAGCACCAGCAACCGAGTTAACACCCGAAAAAGTTTTTCCAGAAAATAAACAATTTGTTACAGTACCACTACCTACCAGTACGCTTGACTCCGAAAGCATCGCATAGTCGCCAACAGCAACAAATTCGCAATCTGAAATATTAAAGCCAGTGGATGATGTGCCAGATACTTTACTCGCACCTTGGTTCGCTATTGAGGCACCAATAAAAATAGCAGATAATTCAACTGCGGCAGAGCTTGCAGAGTCGTCCATTACTTTAATTTTTGACATCGTAAAGCCAGATGCTCTTAATTCAATCGCGGCAACCTTTCCCCAATGCTTCATGATTCTGCTAGATAAAGTCGTTGTGAAATTTTTATTAATATAGATTTTTCGATTGGCAACATCAATTGATGTAATTTGTGCACCAGATGGAGAGTTAGTTGCGTTTACCGAATCACTTATGGACATTCCCACGGTAAAAGCAGGAAGAGCAGCCGTTCCACTTAAGGTAAAGTAGTTATTACCTGAAGTCCAAGAGCAGACTGAAACTGTTTGGACAGCAGCGTAAGGTATTCCTTGAATGATTGTTGTTTCTTTACTGGCACCAACGAAGGTTAAGTTGTTTTTAAAAACTTCGATTGATTCAGTAAAAGTTCCTGCACCAATATCAATTGTATCACCAGAAGCCGCCGCCATGTAAGCTCTCGTAATGTCAGTGTGCGTACCTGACCCATTTTTCCGCACATAAAATGTAGACATATAATCCCTTTTAGTTTTATTTAATAGGGCAAAATTAATCTGCCCTATTCTTTATTTAGTAAGCGTAAGTTACAAAAACATTATCCCCTGCTTCGATCTTCTCCGCACCACTTGGGTTGGCCATAGAACCAATCCAAGTAAGACGAGAAACTCCACCAACAACGGATAAAGTAAAATCTTCATCTTTATGTGCCATCAATCTTCCAACACAGACAACAACCGAATTTGCAATTGCTGTATGGGCAAGGTTAATAAATCCAAGCTCAGCACCAATAACAACTTTCATTTTATTGAAAGAAGGCCCATCAACTTGAGCGTTAAAAGCAGACTGGAGAGAATCAAGATCATTTCTAATATCTTGAGCGTATCCATCTAGGTCTACTACATCAAGAGACAAAGCACTGATCTGACCACTAAGAACACTATCTTGTGCAATTCGAGAAGCGGCTTCTGAGTTGATGTTGTTCTGGAGCGTAGTATCAGCAGCAGCACGAGCAACTTCTTCGGCATCAATTTCACCTTGAAGTGCAGAGTCAGCAGCAATACGGGCACTCTGTTCAGTGCTCAAAGCAGAAGAAGCAGAAGATGCTAAGCTTGTGATAGCTCCGTTCAAAGTTGAATCAGCAGCTTGAAAAGCTGACACGATCTCAGTCAATGAATCTAGTGCAGCACCATCTAAATTTGAAAGGACATTGTTAATCTGTGATTGTAATGATCCCTCAATTCCGGTCGCTCTCATAACTTCAGCAGAGATAGCAGCTTCGGCAGCATCTAAATCAAACTGGAGGGCATTAATTTCGCTTTCAGCGGTTACCAATCTAGAATTGATTCCACCTTCAACTCCAGTCGCCCTCATAATTTCGCCAGAGATAGCTGATTCAGCAGCATCTAAGTCAAATTGAAGAGTGTCAATTTCGCTTTCAGCAGTTGTTAGGCGAGAATTTAATGTACCCTCGGCACCAGTAGCACGCATCACTTCACTAGAAATAGCTAGTTCTGCGGCATCTAGCTCTGATTGAAGAACATCGACCTCACCTTCAGCGGTTGTTAGTCGAGAATTTAAACCACCCTCAATACCGGTTGCTCTTGTTACTTCACTTGAAAGACCAGATTCTACTGCGTCAATTTGGTCATCGAAATAACTAATTACTTCGTTTGATAAATATTTCTTTTTAATCTGTTGAGCCATAAACCCTCCAATGGTTTTTATTAATGCCTAATAGAAAGCATTTCGTTTATTTCTAAAAAATTATCAAGCCCTAGACCTTCCCAGCTCAACTTGTTGCCATCAATAATCTGGAAATCTATCCCGTTTATTTGGTGTATTCCACCCATGGGTAACAGCGAGACATTTATTGGGAACAAAGGCGACTCTGAGAGAGTAACATACTTATTGTTAATATCTTCTTCATTTAGTGTAAAATAATAAGGTGTGTTTCCAATACCTGAGCCAATAGGGAACCCTCCCATAGTTTCTCCATCCCCACCATAAAATATTGCTTGATCAGTGTCGTATACAATTTCGCTAGGTGACAGCAAAATAGCTAACCTTTGTATTGAAGTTATTCTAGGGGCTTTAAAAATTGCCATTAAATTCTTTCCCCTTGATCGAGTGTTGAGCCCTCATTTTCTCTCAATCCCGTATCGATTGACAAGTCTCCTGTTCCCAGATCAATAACCCCAGATGATAATTCTGTTACATCAACAACAAAAACAATATCTAGTAATTTAGGGTCAAACTTCCAAGACATTTAAAGCCTTGTTTTAGATATTGATATTATTACTTTTTTAGAACTGTTTGCGTAAGTGACTAAAACAGTCTGAACCGTAATTGAATTTTTCTTGTACGTAAAAAGGTCTGTTATGATAGAGGGGAAAGTTGTTTCTATTAAGTCCCAGTCAACCCCTGAGGCTTCAACTAGAATAGGCTCGCTTGAAGAGTTTTCTATCTTTACGGCAATTTTTGTTTTTCTAGTCGCAAAACCAGAAGCATCTCTGTAACTTCCATTCTCCATCTCTTTAGCGTCAAAAGGGAATGTCATTATCTAGCCTTTTTAACCACCGATTCGGTCAGTGGCATGTCGGAAACATCGTTAAAAAACCATGCTACCCATTGAGTGCCATCATGTAAAATTGAAATGTATTTTACTTCACCACCAAGCGTGACTTGATTCAAATATAAAAGCCGCCTCAACTCACTAGGAGTTGAAGCAGCAACAAAATCTGGAGAAATATTTACATTACGAGACATTAGATTCCGTTATTGTATCCGATGATAAGTGCAGACTTACCAGCAGCAGCAGTACCTTGAGCAATTTGTAAGGCTTTCATTCCGTACAATTGATCCAAAGTGTGAAGCGTTCCACCGGCACCATATTTAACATCTTTCTGAGAATCATAAGAAGGAGCTTTTTGTAGGCCATAAGCCAAGCCATCCTTGTCAGCCATGAAATATTGAGCGTCAGAAAAAGCTGGAACTTCTACGACTGGAACTCCGTAAACCTGACCGATTGTTCCTGTAGGAATAACCATGTTTCCAAAAATTTGAGCCTGTGTAAATTCTGCGATTTTCAACATAGCAGTTTTTTGAGCAGGAGAAACAAATAGGGCAATCTGGCTCTTGTTTGCAAAGTTCTTAGAAAGATATTCGATCATTTCAAGAATAAGGTCACGAGTAATATTACCTGTGTCAGAAACTTCAGTCATTGCAGCAACAGCAGCAGCAACGAGGTCTAGATCAAATTGACGACCATGAGCTGAACTTGCCAACTTTACTGTTTCAAGTTCCCAGTTAAGAGTTGATTGAATTTCATCACTAGGGTCAATTCCCCAAAGAACTTGTTTATTTTTATTAAGATCAAGTTTGTCTGCTGTAGCAGTAACTTGCTGTTCAACTCCTGCAACTCCAGAAGCTCTATCAAGAACTGCGAAGCTAGAAAGTTTTGGGAAAGAAATTGATTTATTTCCCTTAACAGCGAAGGCTGATTTATCAGAAAAGAATCCTGCAAGTTGAGCAGAAGCTTTTAATTCACGTTGAGCCATAGCAACGATTAAATCCATTTTTGTTGGTGCCATTTCAGTGTTTGCAATAATAGACATTTAGATTCTCCTTATTTGTTTCCGTATAAATTAATCGCCATTTCTTCGATTTCTTTTGTTGTCATTGATGCGAGCGTTTTGCCTTTTTCTAATTGAAAGCTAGGACGCTTAGTTAAAAGAGTAGTCGCATCGGATTGCTTTTTCAAGTAGGGTTTGTCTTTTAAAACAGCCTCTACATACGATTTTGCAATATCTTCATCAACTGTTAGCTCGTCAACATCGATGCCTTTTTTAAGAATATCACCATACTTAGGCTGATTGAGTAAATCATCTAAGTCAATAACACCCTCTGCATACTTAGAAATCACTGACCTGATTCGAGAATTTAAAGTTTCGCTTCTGAGTTTTTTATTCTCGTTTGCTATTTTCTCATTCTTTTTATTCGCAGCATCAATGATTTTGTTAACGTCTTTTTCTTTGCCGTTTGTTTCTTCACTTAATCGCTCAAGTTCCGAGTCAGACAGCCTAGCTTTTTCTTTATACTTTTTTGATTCTTCCAATAGCCTTGCATTTGTAGCTTGAAGATTTTTTAATTGTTCTTCGACTGTTGGTGTCCCGTTCGGGATTAGTGGCTGATGTTCATCAGACATAACGCTTGCTCCTATTATTATTCCCTTTAATTAGGAAATCAAATTATTTCTTTAGCACTTTCTTCAATGCTTTAACTAAAAGGTCAGTTATTCGTTTATTAAAACGCTCCATGCGACCAGTTGGCAACAGTTTCCTTACTGGTAAATTGCCTAATCCTTTGTCGTGCCATCTTGCCTTTTTATCCTCGAACTGCAAATAAAGCTTTCCATCAATTTCTATAAATCTTAATGACCCCATCATATCCCCAGTCAGATACATGTTGACTGGTGAAACTTTTTTAGAAGGGTAATATCCGGCCTTAATATCTTTCCTGTACGAATCTGAATATTTCTCAAACCTACCCTCGCCATCGACCGGTGAAATGCCTTTACCTATAATGTCTTGAATGATTCTGATTAATTCATACCCTGCTGCACCACTCTGTAGCTCTATTTTATACTTTTCCTTCACGTCTTTAGTATAATTCTTCATCTTTTTCAAATCGGCTTTAATCTTTATTGGCATCTAAAAACTCCTGAACGATTGAATCAATACCGTCACGAATCTCTGCTTTAAATTTCTGCCCCTCAAAAGGAATTATCTGTCTGCGTGGAACTTTATTTTCAAGCCAAGGATGATCTTCCATCCGTGAAGCATGCCCGAAAGCTTTTGCTGCCTGTAGCTCCTCAAAGAATCCTATTTCTAAATAAGTTTTATCTTTTGAAAGTCTAAAGTCTAACGAATTTAAAAGATCGCCCTCAGCGTCAAGAACTGATGGCTCATCATTTTTCTTTGGCTTAAAGTTTGGGGATTTAACAACAGGAGAAACAGATTCACCGACAAAATCTAGGATGGTAAATTTTAAATATTCACCAATCTGATCAAGAAGCTCTGCACGATCTTTTTTCTTTAATCCCTCAATGTCTTCAGGCTTTACCCTGTAAAAAAATTCATCGGGTGCGCTCATGGGATAATTGGCTCCTTCATAAATGCATCTACCTGATTAACTTTTTCGGTCTTAATCTCGTTCCATTTTTCTTTTGCTTGATCTTCTGAAAGGTTTGGGTCAACAAGCATGAATTTTTCCCAAGGTGTTAGTAATCCAAGCTGATCCATTTTCTCAATGTTTGAAAGTTTCTCCGTGTCTGAAATTAAAACTTTTGGCTTTGAGTAAACGATGCTTATTTCTTCCGACTTAAACAAATCTTTTTTAAGAAAGTTTTTATGGATAGCCTGAATGATCCCGTAAATCTCACACTCAACTGCAAAGTAAACGTTTTGCTGATTATCAGAAATAATATCTTGAACATCTGCACTAGAAAGAAGCCTGTCAAATCCCGATGTGAATTTCTCGTTAGGTGAGATGATTTGATTCGAGTTAATACCTTGCTCGTCAAGTATGGCTTGCATGTGCGTCAGGATTGCTTCTTTGTGCCCTGACATATTTGGACTTGGAGCAATGTATTCTGCCGTTGTCTCTTTAGCGTCTGGATTTTCAGATTGTGGCAACTTCATCCCCGTAAATAATCCATTGGTGACTGTTTCAATCGCTTGTGACGATGGATATTTTAAAACCAATGTTCCGATCTGTAATGAACCGGAAGTGTAATAGGTAGACATTTCGGCATTTAGCTCGACTGTCTGAACTGGAAGAGGAGAATTTATTGGATAGTCTTCTGAGTAATCTTCTGGAACATAAACGAATGGAATCTTCCCGTAAGGATTTATTCCATTTTCGTTACCCTTTACTGGAACTTGTTGAAAATTTCTTTTCCCCTCTTGATTCATTGAACTCTGATAAACAAGGTGCTGCGAATCGGTCCAAATTGCATAGGTTTTAATGTCTCTTTGTTTATCCTGAACATTTCCTGCAATGATCGTATTTATTCCATCAGTGCTTGGGCCTGAAATAACTTGAGCATCTGGATAGGAAAGAATGACTGTTTCAAGCTCTCCCATTTCATCAAGAACAACATCGAACTCGTATGGTGCTAATGGTATAAATTTCCAGTTATCTTCTACTATTCCATTTTCGCTTTTTTCACGTTCAAAAAAAACTGCCATCAGAGTATATTTATGTTGATTAAAATACTGATCAAATTTCTTCATGGCTTTATTTAGCCCATATTCTTTAACTAGCGATTGATACAAATCACTTTCCTCTGGAGTATCTAGTACCCTTTTAGGATTTTCTTTATATGATTTTGATTTTTTATCAACCACTTTTTTAAGCGCAGAATAGTCTGAAATTTGAAACATTCCATAAGTCATTGGGTAAAGGAGTTTCATTTTCTTTTCGACATAAAATCTTAAATTGCCTTCATAGATTTGAAAACTGTCGTATGCGTATTTTTTTCTATTCTGATTTTCTGGAAGCTCTATTTCTGAAAGTAGGTTTCTTATGTCGTTATCGTTTAGCATTTCTTTCCCTTATGTTAGTCTAATCGGTGAAGGTGTTCTATAAACCATGTTATCCAATGCCCATAACCAATAACCCATAGCGTCTGAAATATGAGTTAATGAATCATCACTCTTTTTATCAATATCGTTTCCATCCCAGACAACTTTTTCTAAGTCCTGAATAAGTTTTTTGCACTTAGGGTCAATGATAACTTTACCATCCCCCAAAAGTCTATTGACGTTGTTCACCCTGTCTTTAACGAAAGGGTTTCTAGTGTCTTTTATTGTAAACCCTGCGTCTTTAAGTATCAAATGATCTGATCGACCCGATGTTTTTCTGTTTGAGCCGGTACTATCTGGAAAAATTAAAGCTCCCTTGTACCCTCTTTTAATTAGTTCGGCGCACATTTTATAAGTGTCTGAGTTATTCAGATACAGTTCGTCCATAATATGAAACTGACTATTTTGATAATACCCGACAACAGCGGTCATTGGATTAACGTTAAAATCCATCCCGATCATTACTGTACCGGCTGAATATTTTTTATCAAACTCGTGGACATTCATAGAACGGTTAAATGAGTAATATGCTTGCCCTTCGCCAGAGTCTAGAAATTCACCATCCCTGAATCTTCTGCGCTCATTGTCGGAAAGTTTATCAAGAATCTCTGTAACGTATTCGCTATCAATATTTTGAATATTATCTAAAGGATTCATCATCAATGCTCTATATTTTTCAGTGTCGATAGGTTCCATTGTTTCAGGATGAAGCCCTTTGATAAATAACCAATACGACCAATGGCTTTTTGTCGGTGGGTTCATATCGAAATATGCTTTTTTCTTTAGATCATTTTTTTCAGCCAAACGAGTTAGGGCCATTTCGACCGACTTAAAAGGGATTTGTGAACATTCATTAAAATAGATTGTGGAGTATTCTTTACCTAGAATCTTTTCTACCCTTGCAGCATCGTCTAGCCCACCGATCCAAATTTCTGAGCCGTTAGGGAATTGAATATAATAATCGGACGCTTTAAATTCTACTTTTAAATCTGGGAAACATAGCATTAAAACTTTCGGTAAAGTATCAAGCCATACAGAAGTTTTAACATGATTAAAGCGAAGCCTGACAATTAAATGCCTAGACTTCACTTTGCATGCCCTGATAATTAATGCCCTAATCTTGCCTGTTGTTTTTCCTGATCTCGAACCGCCGTAGGACATTAAATATCTTGCAATATTGTCTGCTAAAAGGATTGCTTGTTCTTTTTGCTTTATCGTTTTTTTAAAGATTGCTGTCGTCATTATCAATATTTATTTTAATATCACCCGTGTGGGCAACTTCAACTTTTTCTGAATACGTGTCTCTGTAACGTGTTTTAAGTGCGAAAATTAAACATGCAGTATCAGATTTTTTTAAATCCATACCCTTTGCATCTATCCCTCGCATCTTAGCAATCAACAAACCCTCAAAAAGTTTTTTACCTTTTTCAAATCCTTCCCTTTGTGCTGCCTTGAATGAAGGATACTTTTCTACCCAGTCAAATAATGTCCTGCGACCGCATCCAACATCGGCTCCGAATGATTCAAAAGAATACCCTTGTGCCATATGATTTATTAATAGTTGATCGTATTCGTCTTTATAGAGTGCGGTTTTTGTGCGACTGATTGGCACTTCAGGGTTGTTTAACGACATAATGTAAGCCTTCGCTTTAAGTTCGGGACATTCGTCCTTAGTGTATTTAACTTTATTATTTGCCAGTACGCAATATTTAAAATTATCATTTAGGTATGAAAACACTTGAGGAAATTGAATTTGAGGTTATTCTGCACCGGCTTGCAGCCCTTGGATTCAACTACACTAAAACATCAAAATCCCTTGGAATTTCGTATCGAGGCTTTAGTAATAAGCTTAAAAAGATTAAAAAGCTTTTCCCAGACAGATTTAATATGATGTTTGAAAAAAGTGAGCTTGTTAAGTACACCCCAGAAGATCATATATGGAAAGGTATGCCATCAAATGAGGAACGGCTTAAATATCTTGATGGTTGATTTATTTAATACAATGCGTATTATTAAATCATGGTCTGGATTATTATTTTCTTAATTCTGTTCCCTGCAAACTCAATCGCCAAAGATTATCTATTCGATGAAATGGTTAAAAGTTGGAGCGCAGAAAATGAGTGCGAATCAGAAACAACTGAACCCGATAATAGCGAAGACATTCCTGACGATTATGATTCTGGCTCTGATTCTTGGGATAATCTTTATCTTGACCCATATGAAGATACGGAAATTATTTACTGATTATTTTTTAAACCATTGCTCATAAATATGTTTTGCCACGCCATAAGTCATTAAAGGTGGAACAGACATTCCGATCAAATAATGCGGCATCCCAATTTTCATAAATTTATAGTCAAGTGGGTACGATCCTAATATGCATACCTCCTGATCTGATAAAGCCCTTGGTGTCTCATAATGCCAAAGAGGGCAACCAGCAGTAAGTGTAAAGCTGGCACCATTTTTTTGAATCTTCTTTTGATTAAATAAGGAATTTTGTGGATGATACTTACTAAAAGCTTCACCTGGTTTGCATAAATGCCAAAATTTTACCATTGAAGATTTTGAAAGATCTTTGCCTTTTGTATTTATATTGGCTATTGATTCAAACGCATTTTTGACAGATATTTCTTTTTGATGAAATGAAAGTTTCAAATCAGAAAATTTCAAATCTTTTCTTTTGGCAATAAAGAATACTCTTTCTCTTCTTTGAGGCACTCCCATAGATGCACCATTCAATAAGAACAATTGCACATCATAACCAATCACGCCAAATAATCCTATAATCTGTTTAACGTACCCTTTCGCGTTTCCCTGCAGCATGCCCTTAACATTCTCTGCAATAACAACTTTTGGCTGCAGTTTTCTGGCAAGCTCTATGAAGTCAAAAAATAAATCATCAAGAACTTGTTCGGCCTGTCCTTCTCTGAATACTTTCTTTTTACCCCAACCTTTCTCTCTTGCTCCCGCCATTGAAAAACTTGAACAAGGTGGAGACCCGTCTAGTATGTCGAGCTCATAGAGTTCCCTGGGTAGATCATTTCTTACTCTAAATTTTCTTATATCTTCAAGGTAATAATGTTTTGGATTGTGATTAGTTTTGTAATGCCATGCCATTTCAGGGTCAATTTCATTTGCCCCAATAACGTCAAACCCTGCCAGTTTGTAACCCATCGTTGACCCGCCACCGCAAGCAAAGCACGAGAAAACTTTTAATCCGTTCTTTTTGACTTTCTCAAGATCGGTTAAGTTCCATCTGTACGTTGGGATAAAATCACTCATTAAATTCAAATCCGCATTTAGGGCATTGGTGCAGTAAATCGTTTCCGAAGTTTTCCGTGTCTATTTCTTTGTTTTTGTCTGAATAATCTTCAGCTCCAAATTTTTCAATCGGGTCAATACTGAAATGCTCAATACCGAAAAGATCAACTTCAAAATCAGGCCCCAAGTCGATCATTTCTGAATTAACCATACATAAATCAAGTTCAGCCCATGAAGCAATTGCGTTATCTGAAACAACAAAACTATACTCCTGCGCTTCATTTTCAAAATCCTGATAGGATACTGCGACCTTTTCCCATCCAAGCTTTTTAATTGCTTCAAGCCTTCCGTGTCCGACAACTAAAAACCCTGATCGTTTAGAAATAATTAACGGATGCCTTTGACCCTGATACTCAATAATTTTTGAAAGTCTTTCAATTTGTTCTTCTGGATGCTTATTTGGATTCTTCGGGTTTGGAATAATCTTTAGAGAATTAATGTCTAAAATTTCTGAGTAAGAGCAATCAAATTTCATTAAATCTCTCTTTGAATTGTTTAGAATAATTTATCTCTATAAGAATTAAAAAGTAAATACATTAATGAATTTATAATTGAAGTTGGTGAAAGTGAAATAGAAAGAGAAGGAAGATGAACTAAACCGAGCATTTAAACTCTTATTAATCAAATCCTTGCTCTAATTACTTCATCCACCGCTTCTTATTTGAAGTCGGAGCCAAGCTCATAGAGTCACTTCATAGGCTTCATCAGTGTATCAACCGTTTCTTTCACTGAATCAATGGAGAAGTGACAATCCCATAGAACGGTAAGATTAAGTATAATTAAAAATATGGTTTTGAAACAAAAATAAGCTGCGTCACGGCATTTTATATTGAACTGATCTGATCTAAACAATTTTCAGATAGTTACTTTTCGTGAATATTTCGCAGCTTGTCAAATATTGCTTGTACACCTTTGGAAAAATTCCCGTTTCCATTTAGTGTAAAAAACTCGTGCGCATCGTCAGATATGTAGACCATTCGACTTTTCTTAGTCTTTACTAATAACGCAGGACGACCAACTTTCTTTTTTTCTTCTTTTGTTTTCATATATAACTTTTTACCATTTAAAAATTGTTCTGGTCAATAGCATCCACCGGCAGGGTACGTTGATTCGCACAAGTTTAGCTCATACGTGCTTATCGTTGCAGGGTATAGCCTTCCAATGGCATCAGCCTGACAACGCAATCTGGACTCTTTAAAGCTCATGCAATCCTTCTTTGGTGCGCCACATGAGATAAGTGCCAAAAAAATGACATAACGAATCATCTTTTCACCCTCTCTTCTGATTTTATTTCAAAATATACCGCAGCATAAACCGCAGCTATTCCCTTGGCTAATAACGATCTCCATTTATCAGTTATTCCATCCGGTGTTGTTGCAGTTAAATGCTCTCGATAGACAACATTCCAAAAATCCTCGAATGAATCATAATTCCTTAAATCATAATTCGACTCTATTTCTTGACGGATTAATTGTTTCATTTTTTTACTCCTCGCTCTATCAAGAACCTTGTAAATCTGCCTGATATGTTTAACCGAGTTTTTCCAATTATTCTTATCATAACAATCCCAGTCAATATCTCCAGTGTTTTCAAGACAGTCAAGCTGAGCCTGAAAATCATATTCCAATATGGATAATCTTTTCATTATTAAATCCATAGAGTCTTTTCTGATTTTAATCATTATCGTGCTCCTGTTCTTCTGGCCCATCGTCTTCTGCTTTTTCCCAAATTTCTATCTCAAGTTTTTCTAAACATTTCGGGGTCAAGCAATCTTGGAAATTAAACTTTTTTTCGCCAATTAGAATATCATCGATTAATAATTCAAACTCTTCCTCATCGGGGTAACCAGGGTCGCCATTTGACATATACATACAGCCCCTAGTGAAACTGACATTCGCAGTCACTTCAACGTCTGTTAATATTTTACTGAAGCCTGAACTGAAGCATTGAAATTCTGATTCAAAAATTTCCAAAACAGAGTCAGGCATAATTAAAGCCTTTGCGAGTTCCGATGTTAATTTCTCAATGTCGAAATCATCCTCGTCAAAAGTGTGATAATTTTTTATTGTTGCGCTTCCCATTTATTCCTCCTCATCGTTATTATTTTCTTCTGGCTCTGTATTCATTTCTATCTTTTCGTCTATAATATTATAAATATCAGAAAAAGTTCCGTTCTTGTCGTGGCATGCAATCATGTAACGAATGTTTATTAATTGGTGCATCGTTAAATTTAACTCTATTTTTTTGCTCATTTTTTCAACTCCCTTCTTTTGATTATCGTCATACTAAAAGATGGCATTGCAATTCTGTACTCGGCAATCATTTTAGTTGCCACTTTTAAGCTGTCAAACTGGTCAATGTCCTCCTTACCCCATTTGCTTTTTCCTATAATTACAAAAAAATATTCCCATTTGTTTTCTTTCATATAAACCCCTCTTAAAAAGAATAATCGTGATATGCGTCTCTATTTCCTATGCTGATACTTCTTTCTCCTGAAAGAACCCATCTTCCTTTTTCGTTTTTTTCAACTGCTTGCCACTGGCTTTTTTTCTCACTCCATCTGAAGAAAATTACATGGCCGTTATAATCAGTCTCGTAAGAATAAGTTTGACTGTCGGACATTCCATTCGAATCAATTCTTGTTGCCTTGTCATTGTTTACTTGGATTATTAGCGAATCACCAAACACCTTATTGAATACGCCTGTCACTGTTCCTGCACTTCTGTCTGACCATTGGTAAAAAGTTACCCCGTCACCTATTTCTGGAACCTTAAAAACGTGTTTAGAATTTGATGCTAAATGATTTATAAATGAACCTTTTTGCGACATATAGCCTCCGTTGTTTTGATAATTTAATTATACTATACAATTCAATTCAATAGTAAAAATAATGCAAAATTCTAACAAAATTGATAAGTTACGGTTATTTAACTCGTAATAACTAGTTGATTTTACTATATAGGGAAATTATTACCCGTCTTTATATATATGAGTTTTCTTTCCGTTTTAATTGTTTTATAACCTTTTCGTGACTCGCAAAAAATCACACAATTATTCAATACGCTTCAATACGCTTCAATGCGTTTATTTACCGAATCAAGATCAAGTGCGAGTTGCCTTGGTTCGGTGAATATATTTTTAATGGGAGTTAAAAATGGAAATGTCTTTATTTAAGATTGAAAACGAAATCAGAAATTTACTTGATGAACTGGCAGGAGAGGGAGAGGACGTTAATGTTGTTCTTGTAAAGTTGTATGATGCATTGATTGATAAAACAGATCAGGTCGTACATTACCGAGAATCATTAAAGAATTATGTATCGCTGCTAGAAAACAAAACGCAAGAACTCATGGATAGAATTAAATTCATGGATAATAAAATAGAGAAGTTCGATGAGTACATTCTGAACTGCATGGCAGTACAAGAAAAAGAAGAATTTAACGGAAGCTTTTGCAAGATTAAAAAACGAAAGCCAATCCAGTCGGTAGAAATTTACGATGAGAAATTAATCCCTATCGAGTTTATTAAAATCCCAGAAATAAAGCCTGTAATTATGAAAGCAGAACTTTCAAAGATTTTAAAACAGGGTGAAATAGTCGAAGGGGCTAGGCTAGTTGATGGGAAAGTTTCTCTAATGTTCACAATTAAATAAGGGGATTTTATGACCGAAAAACAGATTTTTGCTTTTAAAAACTCGTTAAACATTAAAGCAGAAGATTATTGCAAAAAGCTTTTTGAGCTAAAGAATTTACTAATTGATGCTGACGGAATTGAGGACACTGGCTCCGCAGTTCAGATTATTGATAGGTATATTTTACAAGTCGAGGAGTCGTTAATAGTCGCTCTGTCTGCTGTCGTAGTAAAAGAAGATTTATTCAAACAACTATAAAGGATTAAACCATGAGCGCAGTAATTAATTATTCAGAAGTATTACTAACAACAGACGTAAAAAGATCATTTGAAAACAACTATCTTAAAATGCTTTTTGAAAGGCATCGTGACTTACCAAAATCTGACATAATAGAATTTATTCACAAAGCCCAACAGACAGGGGCAAATCCTTCACTGAATCAAATCTTTTTAATCGAGCGAAACACTAAAGTTGGTTTCGAGTGGAAGAAAGTTGGAACAGTAGTTTTCTCATACAATTTTATTCAGGCTATAGCGAATCAAACAGGTGATTATGAAGGCTATACGATAAAAACTGAACTGCTAGACAAGTTCGACATTAATACTTTTGAAGCTAAAAAAATGCTTGCCTCGACTTGCGTTGTAAAAAGAAAGGGAAGGGAGTTTCCTTACACGGCTTATTTTGACGAATATGTTCAAGTCAAAGATGGTAAAGCTACTGGAACTTGGGCATCAAAGCCTTATATGATGATAGAAAAATGCGCATTGTCTGGAGCCTTACGCAGGGCTTTTCCTGAAGCATTGTCTGGTATGTATTGCGAGGAAGAAATGGAATCAATTAACGCTGATTTTGACAAGCATGAGGATGAAAAGAAATTAGAAAATGATGCCACTGTTAGAATAGAAAAATATGATAAATTGATCGAAAAATCAAAACCAGAAAACGTAAAAGATCATGAGCAAGCCATCGACTGTATAAGAGTCTTGCTTGGAGAATTAACAAAGGGTGAAACAACTGCGCAAAAAGCCAAAGCCCTGTCGGATATTTGCGGTGTCGGAACATTTTCAGCATTAAGCCTAAAAACTCCAGACGAGTTAAATGCATTGTCAGATAAAATTGGTTCAATAATAATGGAAAA